TACAACGACCACGACCTGGCGATGGTGGAGCCCACCACCCCCACCACCACCGGCTCCCCGCCGCAGATGGTGGGGTGACCCTCTGGCGCAGAGCTTTGTTCTGCCGCTCGGTCGCCACGTCACTTCCTTGGATGTGCAATTCGCAGAGAAGGGACTAGACGCCAACGACGTTGTCGTTGAGATTGTCGAGGGCGACAATGGATTCCCCACGACAAACGCAATCACGCGCACCCGGATCAAGGGCGGCAACATTGCGACCACGGGATACACAACAGCCACTTTTAACTTCCCGATTTATCTGGAAGCGGGCCAGGAGTATTTCATCGTTCTGTCGACCGATGATGACACCCACGCTTGCCGCATTGCAGAACTGGGCAAATATGACGCAGTCGCGGATGAGTTCGTCACTGCTCAGCCCTACACCGTGGGCGTGTTGCTTAGCAGCTCCAACGGCTCTACTTGGACCGTTCACAATGACCGGGATCTGACTTTTGTGCTTAATGGCGCAGAGTTCACCGCAACAACTGCCACCATCAACTTGGGCAGCATGACGGTGAGCAACATGACCGACCTCCTGGTCGCCGCTCCTGTTGACATCCCCGCCACTAGCGCCCGCGTCAGCTTCAAGTACACGCGAAGCACTGGCGAAGAGTTCATCCTCGCCCCTGATCAGTCGATCCGACTTGACGCGGCAGTGACTGACACGATGCAGGTTCAGGCGATCTTGGAGGGCACAACTACCGAGTCACCTACTTTGCACCCTGGCGTCCTCAGCATCCCCGCGACGCTGGACACTGCGGGCAGCTATGTAGGCCGAGAGTTTGAGATCACCAATGGTGGTTCAACCATTCGGATCATCTTTGAAGCACAGCTAGTCGGCGGCGCTGGGGCAGTTCCTCAGTACGACAACGGCGGGTTCCAAAGCATGGCGCTGGCCTCTGCCACTCCTGTCGGTGATGGCTGGGTTGAGTACGTTTTCGAGGACACCGGAATCGTGGCTCTTAATGCCACTCGGGTGAAACTGAACCTCACCGGAACGGCTGCTGGCCGTCCCAAAATCCGCAACATTAGAGCAGTGATGGTTTAACTCATGACAACAGACACCCGGACCACTTTTCAGAATTACGCCAAGCCGTACCCCTCTAACCTCCTCGCTGCTGACGTGGTGAGGATCAGGGAGGCGCTTGACGCAATCGACACAGACATGGCAGCCCGCCCCTCGGCGGGTGCTGTGACGGCAGAAATCGCGGCTGCAATTGCGGCCCTGATTGATGCCAGCCCTAGTCAGCTCGACACTCTTAACGAGCTGGCTGCGGCCCTCGGCGATGATGCCAATTTTGCGGCGACGGTCACAGCTTCCTTAGCTGGAAAGCTTGACCTAACCGGCGGCACACTGACCGGACAGATCACCCTGCCCAATAACCCAACGTCTGCAATGCAGGCGGCGACAAAGACCTACGTTGACCAAGGCAAAGGCGCAAGCCTCGGCCTTGCCGTCGCACTCGGCTAACCATCAAAGGATTCAAAAATCATGGCTGAAACTTTCAAGCGTGCTGGCGGTGCAATCTCTTCCAGCAATACCACCGTTTACACCTGCCCGAGCACTGCTGGTGATACAGCAGTTGTTTTGTCGATCTCTTTGGCAAACAAGACGAACTCAATCATTACTGCAACTGTCGAAATCCTCGACAGTTCCGGTGCTGTTGCTAGTTGCCTGATTTATGGGGCGAGTATTGCTGTCAATACTGGCTTAGAAATTGTGCAAAACAAAGTGATCCTTGAAGCTGGTGAAGCAATAAGGATCGGCACCAATAGCAACAACAACTTGAGTGCTACTTGTGGCATTCTCGAAATTACAGGTTGAGGTTGAACAATGGCTCAAAACTCAAAAGTTTTTGGTGATGGGGTTGGCCATCGGTCTGGTGTTTACAAGCTGAACAACTATTCAGCGAAAGTGCTCACAAACGCCTGGTGGACAACCGCAGGGCAGGAAGAATTTATTAACCCTGGGACTTATACCTGGGTGTGTCCTCCTGCTGTTTATAAAGTCTCCGCCGTTTGCATTGGCGGCGGCGGCGGCGGCGCTAAAACCTGGAATCAATCAGGCGGCGGCGGCGCTGGGCTTGGCTGGAAAAACGACATTCCTGTCACTCCAGGTGAGAGTTACACCCTTGTGGTTGGATCGGGCGGCGCTCGCGGCGGCGCTGGCGAATCACCAAAAGGTGGCATGACCTACTTCATCAGTGCCCAAACTGTTGCAGGCGGCGGCGGCGCTGGATCAAACGGAACGGCTAACAACACCGTTAACCCAACCAACGTAAGTTCCCATTACACGTGGGCGGACGGCATTTCCGCAGGTCTGCAATACGACAAGAACGGTGGCGGCGGCGGCTATTCTGGCGACGGAGGCGGCCGAGGCGGCAACAACAACCAGTACGCTGGCGCAGGTTGCGCTGGTTACCTAGCTGATGGCGGCAGCGGCAATGGCGGCGCCGGATCTCAGTCAGGAGGTTCTGCTGCTGCAGGTGGCTATTATTCGTCAACCTATGGCGTCTCTGCTGGTGGCGGCACTGGCATCTATGGGCTCCGAACTGACGTAGCGCCTACTTCTAGGATTCACGGCACGGCTGCTGATTACGGGACGGAGCCCTACGGCTCCGGCTGCTGGGATGGGTATGAATACGGCCCTTCAAGTGTGGGCGGCGGCATGGCTGGTTCACAGAGAACCGGGATCATTTCCGGCGTCAAAACTGGATGGGACGGGTGCTCAGGCGAGAACCCTTGGGGCGCGGCGACAACTACCAGTACCTGGGGCAACAACGCCAATAACGTTCAAGGCGGGTTCCCTGGCGGCGGTGGCGGCGGCTCTGGCACCTCTTACGGTGGCGGCAAAGGCGGCAACGGCGCAGCTCGCCTTATCTGGGCTGGTGAAATGACTAACACCAATAGGTCGTATCCACAGACAAACGTTGAGGACATCGTATGAGCACGTTTTTCATCAAGGTTCAGGATGGGGTGCCTGTTGGCAACCCTATGCCTCTTTCATCCGCAAAAAGTCTCGGCTATTTTGAGCAAGACTTTAGAGAAGGCGAAATCCCTTTCTCTATGGAAAAGTTTTTGCCTATAGATGAGCCGTTTTTTGATTGGAACGAGGTTTTAGAAACCGACGGCAAGCTGCACAAAATCGATGAATCTTGGCAAAAGGTTTATCAAGTTCGCGCAATGACAGCTAAAGAGCTAAAAGCTCACCAAGCTGAATGTGAGAGCTATTGGGCTTCAGAGAAAGGACCGGGCTACACAAACTGGACTTATTCCCCTGAATTTGGCCAGATGTGCCCCCCAGTCTTGCCCCCTGACGACATTAAAAATGTCGAATGGGACGACAAAAAACAAGCCTGGATTGGCGACCCTGTAGGCCCTGAAGATGCAAAGATCGTCTGATCGATGCTTTGAAATGTTCTCTACCCCTTTGTGGGTGGGGAACCTTTCTAGTCCTGAGCTATTGGGAGACGCAGAGCGTCTGGCTTATAAGTTCAGAGACACGACAAAAAAAGCGGCGCTAGTTTCTGACGCTTGGAACCGTCAAGAGCAGAGCGCAAGCCGCAAAGATTTTGAGGCCAAGGGCGTTACGTCTTTCGCGACTGAAAATCTCGTCGAGCGGCGGGAGTGGGCAGGTATTGCCCAAGCCTTGACGGCATCGAGTGGCGATCTCTTGGCTGATCGCTGGGCCGTTGATGGCTTAAAAATCGCGAACATGTGGACGACTATCTATCCGCAAGGCTGCTATGTGCCGGAGCATATTCACAGTTCGTTTCTGGTCAGTGGCGTGTTCTATGTAAAAGCCCCTGAAGGTTGCGGAGATATTGAGTTCCATGACCCGAGCTGGGTTGCAAAAGTAGCCTGCAACAATGGCGGCTCAACGTTCCCGATTGAGGGCACCCGCGACGGGTGGAAGCCCACAGCTGGCGATCTGTTGCTGTTTCCCTCTTGGTTGCCTCACTACACGAACCCCAACAATTCAGAAGAGGACAGAATCATCGTTAGTTTCAATCTAAGCTTTCCCAAAATGCCCGAGAGGTTGGCCTGATGCGCGTTGGTTATGTCTACATGGACGATGTTTTGACCGCTGCTGATTGCGGTCGAATTATTGAAGCAGGTTCAACTGGACTAGATACAGCGACGGTAGCGAGAGACGGCGGCAGCATTTCTGATATTAGAAAAGGCCAAACTTCCTTTTTCCAAAAAGGCTGCGAGCTTGATGCGTTGATGCAGCAATCTGTTGACGCGATGTGCTACCTGGCTTCCGAGCTGCTGGGCACAAATCTGCAACATATCGAGCCTATTCAATTTTCAGATTATAAAAAAGGCGACTTTTACGGGTGGCATTATGACCAGTTCGGGGTGATGGCGGACAACAAACAGCTTTTTGACCGGCAGATCTCCGCATCTTTAGAACTAAGCGATCCAGACACTTATGAGGGCGGCGGCCTTGAGTTTTATGGGATCGGCGATGATGTGCCGGAAAGGAAGCAAGGTCGGATAATCGTTTTTTCTTCAATGATGTGTCACCGCGCGCGCGAGGTCACCGCTGGGCGACGGTGCTCTCTCGTTTTATGGGGGCGCGCTTAATGCCGCTGCTTTCTCGCCGTTGTGGCGTTTACAATAGACAAGACGCATCCGAGGCCGTCGAGTGGCCCATCTTTCAACCAACATGGAGGCCCTAAAAAATGCCAGCTAACTTTCTTCACGGCGTGGAGGTTTTGGAGCTCACGCAAGGCGTAAGACCTTTGCAGACCGTTCGATCTGCCGTAATCGGTGTGATCGGCACAGCGCCAAACGCTGACGCCACAGTTTACCCACTGAATGAGCCTGTCCTGATTTCAGGCAGTCGCTCAAAAGCTGAAAAGCTCGGAACAGGTGGAAGCCTGCCCGATGCAATGGAAGGAATTTTCGCCCAGGTTGGCGCCACGGTTATCGTGGTTCGCGTTGCTGAGGGCGCAGACGAGGCGGCCACCATCGCAAACATGGAAGGCGACGGAACGGCGAAAACCGGCGTCTGGGCCTTCCTTAAAGCTGAATCTGTCCTAGGCATCAGCCCTAAGATTCTTTGCGCCCCTGGCTATACACACCAATGCACCTTGACCCCTGGGTCTGAAGTTGCAAATACGGTTGTCGCTCAATTGGTGGCAATCTCTAGCGGCTCCAACGGCGTTGGCGATCGTCTCCGGGCGATCGTTGTTGCAGACGGCCCCAACACAACCCAGGCCGACGCACAGGCATACGCAGACCTCCACGTCTCCGATCGCCTTTATGTGGTCGATCCTTGGGTCAAGACCAGCTCAACCACCACTCTGCCAGCCTCGGCTTTTGTGGCCGGTGTGATCGCTAAGTCCGACGCTGAGCGCGGGTTCTGGTACTCCCCCAGCAATCGGATCATTCAAGGAATCGTAGGTACTGCAAGGGCGGTGGGCTTCTTCCTGGGAGATGAGAACAGTGAGGCGAACCTCATGAATGAAGGAGATGTGGCCACCATCGTGAGAGAGAACGGTTTTCGCCTCTGGGGGAACCACTCGACCACCGCTGATGCCCAATATCAATTTCTCTCAACTCGTCGGATCATCGACATGGTGAACGAGTCCGTGATGCGCGCGCATCTCTGGGCGGTGGATCGCTGCATCACTCGGACCTACCTTCAAGATGTCTCCGAGTCCGTGGCCGCGTATCTTCGCAGCTTGGAAACTCGCGGCGCAATCTTGGGCAGCCGGGTCTATGTCGACCCAGACGCAAACTCAGCCACCGACGTTAGCAACGGCCAGGTCACAATTGATTTTGAAATCACGCCGACCTACCCAGCCGAGCGCGTCCGCTTCCGTTCGATTCTGTCGAATGGATTCCTGCAGAACATCCTTACGGATTCCAACGCAGACGACGCCTCAGCTGTAGAGGACAGCAACAACGACCCAGACAACCAGGCGACCGCCGATCAGTCTGGATCTGGCACAACCACACCCTGAGGAGGATTAAATCATGCTGCCACGCACTCTTAGAAATTTCTCGCTCTTTCTCGACGGGGTCGGCTTTGCTGGTCGCGTCACTGAGCTCAGCCTCCCCGCTCTGAGCATTCAGACCGAAGAGTATCGGGCCGGGGGGCTTGATGCCCCTATCGCGCTCGACATGGGCATGGAGGCCCTAACCTGCAGCTTCACCCTGTCGGAATATGACACCGACATGATCAAGATGTTTGGCCTCTACGATCAAAATGCTGTTCAGCTCACCGCTCGCGGTGCTTTGCAGCGCAATGGGTCAGATGCAGCGGTTGCGGTCGTTTGTAACCTCACCGGCTCAATCACCAGTTTTGACCCTGGCGCGTTTGAAGCGGGAGCCGTTACAGAGGCCGGGTTTGAAATGGCGGTTCGCTATTACAAGCTTGCGATTGCAACTGAGACCTTGATTGAGATCGACGTTGAGAACATGACCCGTATCATCAACGGCACCGATCAGCTTGAGTCGCTTCGCACCGCCATGGGAGTCTGATAGATGGCCTCAAAATCACGCCCTACTGAAACCATCGAACTCGATTATTCGATCGAGATTGATGGGGTGTCGATCGAAACGCTCACCATGCGTCGCCCGACCGTTCGTGATCAAATGGTGATCGACAAGGCCAAAGGCACCGACACAGAGAAGGCGGTCAAATTCTTCGCGAACCTTTGCGAGGTTGCACCGTCTTCAATCGAAGCCCTCGACACCGTCGACTTCACCAAGCTCTCAGACGCTCTCGCGGATTTCCAAGCCCCCCAGTCGGAGACCTGAGGCGAGGGGTCGTCATCCTCTCGAAGCTCACCGGCTGGGGCCTGGACGAGATCCTGAACCTGACAACAGAAGACCTCTTAGCCTGGGTAAAGACTGCCCAGGGCATAGAGGAAGAAATCGCCAAACAAGCAAAACGGAGGGGCTAGACCTTGGCAAATCCAGCAAAGCTAACCCTCAAGATCGGCGGCGAGATTGGCGCGTCGTTCAAAAAATCAATCAAGACCGCTCAAAAGCAGGTCTCGACGTTTAATCAGAAGATAAAAAGAAGCGCCTACGAAATTAACGACGCAGCCACTGGCGCAGCAAAGGGCTTCAAAAACGTTTTAAGGAATGATGCTTTTCAGGCCGCAGCGGTTGGAGCCGCTGCCCTGGGCACAGGCCTAACCCGAGCCGTCAGGATAGCGGCAGACTTTCAGTCGCAGATGCTGAATGTCAAAGCACTCAGCCAAGCAAACACGGAGGAATTTAAGAAACTTACGGCGCAAGCTAAAGAGCTAGGGAGAACAACTCAATTCAGCGCATCAGCTGCAGCTGACGCAATGGCGTTTCTAGCTCAGTCTGGCTTCACAACTAGCCAGATTCTGGATTCAACTGGCCACATGCTCAGCCTGGCCGCCGCAAGTGGCCTAGAGCTGGGAGAGGCGGCAGACATTGCCTCAAATGTCCTTAAGGGCATGGGCCTGGAAGTCAGTGATACCAACCGAGTCATCGACGTTCTGGCGCAATCAGCGGCAAGCGGCAACGTCACAGTCGAAACACTGGGCGAGACCTTCAAATATATGGCGCCGATCGCTAGCAAAGCCGGGGCCTCGATTGAAGACATGGCCGCAGCAACGGCCATTCTCGGAAACAGTGGAATTAAAGCTTCTCAAGCAGGCACAAGTCTCAGCAAGATGATTAACCGGATGGCGGCACCTCCGGCAGAGGCGGCGAAGGCTTTCCAGAAACTTGGGGTCGCCACCTTGGACGCACAAGGGAACCTCAGGCCTTATGAGGAGATTTTGCGGGACATGGAGAAAGGCATGCAACGCCTAAATCTTGGTACTGGCGAAAGACTGAAACTGCAAAAAGC